TGGTCGAAACGGGTACGGAGCAAAACTTACAAACGTGTACTCGACAAAGTTTTCGGTAAAAATAAAAGATGGAGAAAACAAGTGTATATACACACAAGAATGGTCAGATAATATGAAAAATTGTCATACACCAAAAATAAAAAAATATGCGGGTGCAACATCGAGTGTTTGTGTAACATTTGTTCCAGATTGGAAACGGTTTGGTATGTCTGGTATGGACGAGTCTATATACAAAATATTTGAAAAACGTGTATATGATGCAAACATATGCACTTCACAAAACTGTAAAGTGAAATTTCAAGGTGAACCTTTACCAAAATGTTCATTTAATACGTACGCTAAAATGTACACAAAATCAGACGAAATGTGTATGTTTACAAGTGATAGGTGGTCAGTGTGTATTGCACCTTCCGACGATGGGTTCGAACACGTTTCTTTCGTCAACGGAATATGTACTACAAAAGGAGGTTCACACGTTGATCATGTTTCTGGTATACTCGCAAACGGTATTATTGAAGACATGACAAAAAAGATAAAACTTCGTCCTCAACAAGTTAAGAATGCGTTTTTTGTGTTTGTAAAAGCAACCCTCGTTAACCCGAGTTTTAGTAGTCAGGTTAAGTCAGAGTGTACGCTCAAACCACAAGATTTTGGAAGTAAATTTGAACCACCAAAATCGTTTATTAAAAATATTCTAAAAACGAGTGTACAAAACGAGCTTCTTGCTTTATCGAAGTTTCGCGAAATGAAGGAACTCAAGAAAACGGATGGTACGCGCAAATCAAAAATAACGGGTATACCCAAACTCGACGATGCGAATAAAGCGGGTACACAACAATCCGGTAAGTGTACACTTATCGTAACAGAAGGTGATTCAGCTAAAACGTTAGCAATTGCGGGTCTTTCCATAGTTGGTCGAGATCATTACGGTGTTTTCCCTCTTCGCGGTAAGTGTAAAAACGTTCGAGATGCAAGCGTTAAACAACTTACCGAAAACAAAGAGTTTAACGATCTCAAGAAGATTTTAGGTCTTCAACAAGGTAAAGTGTATACTTCACTTTCAGAACTCAGGTATGGTAAACTTATGATCATGACAGATGCAGATAACGACGGAAGTCACATCAAGGGACTGATTCTTAACATGATACATTATTTTTGGCCGAGTTTACTCAAACTAAACTTTGTCGTGAGTATGGTTACACCAATCATAAAAGCCACAAAAGGTTCAGAAACAAAATCGTTTTATACCGATTCTACGTTCAGGCACTGGTACGGTAACGGTAAACAGGGATGGAAAATCAAGTACTACAAGGGTCTTGGTACGTCAACGTCCGCAGAAGCTCGCGACTATTTTAAAAAAATAAAAGAACTCACCGTTCAATTCGACACGGATGAAACAATGGACGAATCTATTATTCTCGCTTTTGATAAAACAAAATCAGACTCAAGGAAAACGTGGTTACTTGAAAGTACAGAAAAAAAACCTTCAGAATTGGAAATACCGTACGGAAACGTTGAACGTCTCGGTATATCCGACTTTATTCACAAAGATCTCGTTAATTTTAGTCTCGCAGATTTGAAAAGGTCCATTGCACACGTCTCCGATGGTTTGAAACCATCGCAAAGAAAAGTTTTATACGCATGTTTTACTAAAAACCTTACATCCGAAATGAAAGTTGCACAATTGGCTGCGTACGTTTCGGAAAAGACGTCGTACCACCACGGTGAAGTCTCTTTGGCAGATACGATTGTAAAACTTGCACACAATTTTATGGGGTCGAATAACATAAATTTACTCGAACCGTGTGGTCAGTTTGGTACGAGACTCATGGGTGGTAAAGATGCGAGTCAAACGAGGTATATTTTTACAAAACTTACGAAAAGTGCGCGTCAGCTTTTCGATCCAAAAGATGACCCCATTTTACAGTATTTGGATGACGACGGTAAACAAATCGAACCCGACTATTACGTCCCCATTTTACCAACGGTTTTAGTAAATGGTACCGAAGGTATAGGAACTGGGTTTAGTTCATATATACCACCGTTTAATCCAGATGATATAACTACAAATATACAACGCATTATTAATGGTGAAACGATCGTACCTATGAAACCGTGGTTTGATAAATTTACCGGGCGGGTGTTTAGTAACGAAGACGGTGTATGGGTTACGGAAGGTGTTTGGTCTCAATTGGGTAATACACTAAAAGTCACAGAACTTCCACCAGGACGTTGGACGCAGGAATACAAAGAGTATCTCGATACACTCGTCGAGAAAAAGAAGATATCGAACTATGTAAATAATAGTACCACTGAAAATGTCGATTTTAGTATCACGGGGTATACCGGTAACGATATCATAAAAGATTTCAAACTTCAAAAAACCTTCCACGTCACAAACATGCATTTATTTCACCCGACCAAAGGTATTCATAAATATGAAAGTCCAGAAGAAATACTCAAAGACTTCTTTGAAATAAGAACAAAGACATACAAGAAACGAAAAACACACCTTATCAACGTTTTAAAAGAAAAAACGAAAAAATTGGAAAATATGTCAAGGTTTGTAGATATGGTCATACACGAAAAACTTATCGTTTTTAAACGAAAACGTTCAGATCTCGAACACGAATTGGAAAAACTTTTTGATAAGATTGATAATTCATACGATTATCTTTTAAACATAAAAACGTACCAATATACACACGAAGCTGTACAAAATCTCAGGGAAGAAACGTCAAAAACAAAAAACGAACTCGATGTTTTACAAAATACCACACACATTGACATGTGGAAAAAGGATTTAAAAATATATAAACAATAAGTAGTAGTATGTGTGATACACCCGGACCAGATACGGGTGCTATAGTGTCACTCAACGCAATTGGTAAACAGGATACGTACCTTTTGGAAACAGATCCTAATCATTCGTTCTTTAAGTATGATCCAAAAAGACACTCAAATTTTACAAAGTTTCACAAAAATTTAAACGTGAATAAACCGAGTACATCTTCCGCGAATTGGCCATTCGGTGAAACTGTAAAAGTTACACTTAATCCAAGAAATATGGGTGATCTTTTATCAAATATGTATGTTTCTTTAGAGTTACCCGCTTTAACAGGTAATGATAGTTACTACGCGGATCAAATAGGTCGTCATATTTTAAAATCCGTAACCATGCGTGTCGATGAAATTGTTGTTGAAAAGTTTCACGGAGATTGGGGTATCATATACGATGAATTATATTTAGATGAATCCGAAAAACGAACAAAAAGGTACATGGTAAACAGAAATAATGCAGAAGATACGTCTTTACTACCAGGTAATCAAATATTAGCCCAAAATAAGTCGCGCGTTTTTATACCAATACCTTTACTTTTTTCGCGTAAATATGAAAGTGATGAATATGAAACAAACACACCAAATCGTCCATATTTTCCAACGTGTGCCATACACAAACAAAAACTTCAATTTGAATTCGAGTTTCATAAACAATCGTTTTTTACAAACGAAACGGATTCACTTTACTTACCAGAATTTGATATAATAACAGAAGAAATAACAATCGATCCATCTGAACGTATTCACATAACAAATAAAAGACACGTTTTAGTAACCGATATAGTTAAAAAACACCCTACTTTAGATATATTAACCGGAACTCGAAACGCGAAATTGGAACTTGTACCAAAGATACCCGTTAAAACACTGAATTGGTTTCTCAGACAAAAAACGTTTGAAAACGAAGAAACATACGAAGGTGGTACGAGTTTAACAGCAAACGTTTTCGCAAACAGATACAATTTTTCATCGAGTTCGGAGTATTCTATATCGAATGAATTTTATAACGCACCCATGGTAAAAGCTAAAATATTTATAAACGGTCAAGATTTACCAAACATACAAGATAGCGATCATAAATATTTCAAATATGTGGTACCATTTACGAGTCGATTATCGAGACCTTTTAGAAGTATTTATACATACGCATTCTCGATGAATCCAATTAACGTAGAACCATCGGGAATGTTGGATTTTAGTCAGATACAGTCTAACAGGACAGTTTTAGAAGTCACCATGAAAGAAGGACTTACAAGTGATTATACTTTACACTTGTATTACGTAGGATACCAAACATTTGTTTTTGAAAATGGTATCATGTCACTTGTTTAGAAAATAAAGTGGTTTTGTTTTCGCGAATATACTCGATTATATTATTTTTTATACACCATCTTATGAAATTCAACTGCGCCACCGTTGTGTGTATTTCATCAGATGTCCCCGGAACAGTATACGTCATCTTAGACGAACGACAAAACGGATCGAATAATTTTTTACTGTACCCATCTAAACTCGATTTATATGCACAGTGTACACTAAAAATTTTACCATCTTTTGTTGTATACGTTAAATTGTTTTTCTTTGAATAATTCGTTATGAACCATTCAAGATTGCGTAAGGAAATACCACCCGTTTTATTCAAAATTTCTAAAAGCGTAGCTCTATTCTCAGGTATGTTATAAAAAGTATCAATCGATGTTAGTAGAATAGCCGATTTATTCATTATTACATAATACCACGCAAATCTTTAAAGCCCTTTTTTGAAGTTTCGCACGCCGGACACCCCGGTTTATATATACATTCGAGAAATGTGTGCGTATGTTTTATACTTTCGTTATTTAACATGGTCATTTCTATTGGTTCTTTACCCGGTTTTTGATCCATGTGATTGTTACACATACCGTTTAATTTTGCTTTTCCGGTACACGGACTACCATCTTTCTTGTACCCTTTACAAAATTTCCCCGAATTTGGTAAATATTTACACAACTGTTTTAGATTAATATGGTAAACGTCAGATATTATCTTAGCAAATTCTATCTGATTCATATATTTTATTTCGTCCATATCCAAACGTTTATCTAAAACTTTTTGTACGGCCATACATAATTCATCGTTAAGTGTAGGCTTTCGTCTTGACATCTTACGTAACATTCGTACCTATTTTTTAAGTGATTTGAATATATCGCTAATCTTTTTCTGTCCCTCATCTTCTACTTTCTTCTTCGGTCTCCGTTTTGGTTTAACACGCGTTAAGAGTTCACCAAATATTTCCTCTTTTGGATCTTCGAAAAGCGGTTCAATTAAATCACACACGGGGTTCAAAAACTTATTTATAAAATAA